CTACTGCCGAGTTGGTGGCAAGGGCGACAAAAAGAGCTGCGCAGGCATTAGATGCTCTAGTTGCTGGCTTAGAGCAGTTTGGTTCTAAGACAGATGGTATTGCTAAACAAATGTCTGGATTTGCTGATCAGGTATCAAATGAGTTTGCTCAAATTACTGGTAAAAAAACAGGTGGCAAGGTACGTGGTGTAGGTGCTGCTACTAGAGGCTTTGGTAAAGCTAGGTATTCATATAAGAACATTTAAATATGGCTAGAAAAAAAAGCAACATGAAAGGCATTACGATTGGTGGAGGCGGTAAACGTTCTACCAAGTCTGGTGCTGGTATGACTGTAGCGGGGGTTCGTAAATATAGGAGACAGAACCCTGGTTCAAAACTCAAGACGGCTGTAACGGAAAAGAAACCTAGTAAGGCTAGGGCATCCAGGCGTAAGAGTTATTGTGCTAGGTCTGCTGGACAAATGAAAAAGTTTCCAAAAGCTGCTAAGAACCCTAATAGCAGATTAAGGCAAGCTAGAAAACGATGGAGGTGTTAAACTACTTTGGCATATCTTGCTTCAAACATACCACATTTTAAATGTTGGGTACGAAAAGAATTTACAAATAACCACCAAGAATATCAAGGAGAATATTTACATGCACTAGCAATAGCAGTAAACACAATACCAGATAGATGTTTAAGTTTTAATGTTGTGTTTACAGGTTGCGATGAAGATGAAAATATACATGGCGGTGCAATGTGGGCTAGACTTCCAATCACAGCATTGGTAGCAGACACAGTACTAGAAGAGTGGCCTGAACTAATGCAGACACATCTAGCCCAGCCGTGGGATTGTTCTTCAAGAAACCATGCTATCATTGTTATGGACAGAGTATCTTCAAGTCCTTGGTTATGTAAAATAGATGGAGAGTTTTATACAGGAAGATATATGTTTACTGTAGACTACACAGATAGTTATATATCAGACGATCCTGCACAACACAAACAGTCACATGTGTTAGAGCTTATAGATGCAGGACCATATACAGGAAACATTATAGCACTTCCTAACAATAGAGTTAGAGTTACTAATCCCGCTTTGTGGGTTACTGGAGAGGGCGCACCTGACTTTGCACCAAGTCAGTATATACATTCGGCAGAGATAGATAGTAGTTATATGAATCCTAATTTAACTTTTAACAATCTTTATAATGAGGAGAAGAAAAGTGCAAGGAAAAAAGAAAACTAAGTACATGTCTAAAGGTGGCACTGTTAAACGCATGGGTGGTGGTAAAGCTAAAAATACTAAGTATCGCTCTAAGGGCGGTGTCGTAAAGAGGCGGTCTGGTGGTCGAGCAGGTAAACGGTAAGTGCAACAACTGTGGACATAACTCTCACTGTGGTACTCCTTTAATAAAAGAAGTTGACAAAGAGAATGGTCCTATAGAAGTTTGTAAGCACTGTAGATGCTTTAGATGTATACTACCTGATTGGGGATAGAATAAATGGCAACCGTAGTAAAACGTAAAAAAGGCGGTACAGCTACTAAGCGTGATCCTGCTAAGTGGGCTAGGGCTAAAGCTAGAGCTAAAGCTAAAATGGGTGGTAAACACTCTGCTAGAGCAATGCAACTTGCTGTTAAGTATTATAAAGATGCTGGTGGTACATATTCAGGTAAAAAGAAAAAGTCTACAAATAAACTTTCTAAATGGAGTAAGCAGAAATGGAGAACCAAGTCAGGGAAGCCATCAAGCAAGACAGGGGAGAGGTATCTTCCAGAGAAAGCAATCAAGAGCTTAACTTCAAAGGAGTATGCAGCGACCACGAAAGCAAAGCGCAAGGGGACTGCTGCCGGAAAGCAGTTCGTAAAACAACCTAAGAAGATAGCTAAGAAGACAGCTAGATTTAGGAAAGCATAATGGCAGTATCAGGCACATATGATTTTAATCTTGATATAGATCAGGTTATACAAGAGGCTTCTGAAATGATTGGTGGCGAAAGTACACTAGGTCATGAGCCTGAGTCTGCTCGTCGTTCTATTAATCTAATGCTTAAAGACTGGCAGAACAGGGGTGTACTTCTCTGGTCTACCAGTACCACAGCAGTTACAGTAGTAGCCTCTACGACTTCCTACAGCCTCGACAGTAGCACAATTAATGCTCTTGAGGTTGTCATAAGCAGAAGCAATACAGATGTTAAATTAACCAGGATAACACCTGAAGAGTTTATGCTTATTCCTAATAAGACACAAACAGGTAAACCTAATCAGTATTCTATTAGACGGGGTAGAGATAATCCTATTCTTTCTGTATGGCCCCTACCAGAAAACTCTACAGATATTATTAAACTAGAACTGGTTAAAGAATTACAAGATGTAAATAAATCTGCAATTCAAAATGCAGACTTACCTAAAAGGTTTCTTCCTTGTCTTACAATGGGACTTGCATATTACATGTCACTTAAACGTCCTCTTGTTGCAGATACAAGGATAGCATTGTTAAAAACAAACTATGAGGAAATGTTGGCTAGAGCATTGCTAGAGGATAGAGAAACTTCTAGCATTTATATTGTACCTAGATTAACATTCTATAACTAATGGCTACGCAAAGAAATGCACTAGCTGTTTGTGATGAATGTGGTTTTGTTTATCCACATAGGGTAATGAGACTAAACAGTTATGGGATGTTAGTATGTCCACAAGACTTTGAAGGGCAGTATGATTTAAAAAACCATCCTCAGAATAGAGTAGCAAACGTAAAAGACGATCCAGCTATTACAAACCCAAGACCAGATATAGGTGGGCGTAACATAACATGGGATCAGGCTGGAACAACTTATAACGCAACAGATGAGTATTGGCAATTAATATGACAGATTTAACTGGAAAACTTATATCACAGACTTATAAGAATATTATTCTTGTAAGTAGTTCTGCTTCAAATACTGGAATAGAAACATCTCTTAAACCAATACAGACTGGAGATGGTGCTAAGAGTGCGCTTCAAGTTGCATCTAGTATTGTAAAGGTAAACGATACTTTAAATATAGCTGGTGTAGTTTCTGCTACTGGAAATATACATTCAGATCAACGAGTATGTGCTTCTGCTTTCTACGGAGATGGTTCTAATATATCAGGAGTAACAGCAGCAGTAGCTGGTAATATTTCAGTAAGTAATGCTGTAGTTGGTGGTACTCTTCAGGTATCTAGTACAGCTACAATAATAGGAGACACACATCTTCAAGCTGCTGTATCGGTAGGTGGGGCTGCAAAGTTTGGTTCTACAGTAACTGTGTCAGGTGCCGCTCACCTTCAGGATGCTGTATCAGTAGGCGGTGCTGCAATTTTTGGAAGCACTGTTACAGTATCAGGAGCAGCCGTTCTTAAAAACAATGTAAGTGTAGGTGGTACATTTGCTGCTGCTGGTGCAGGAACATTTAGCTCTAAGACTGAATTTAAAAACGATGTATCTGTTAGTAAAAATTTAGATGTATTAGGAAATGTATCTGTTGGAGGTACAGCAGTCTTTAATAGTAATGTATCTGTAAGTGCTAATATAAACGTAAATGGTAACGTAACTGCATCTTTCTATTATGGTGATGGTTCTAATCTTTCAAACGTAGAGGCTGAACTAGGCACTGCTACAAATATATCTGTTGAAGGATTTATACATGCTGGTGGTAGTGTTTCAGTATCTGGACCTTTTAATGTTATAGGTGCAGCTACATTCCAAGATGCAGTATCTGTTAGTGGTAATGTAAATATTAATGGATCACTTACAGTAGCAGCAGCAACATCATTAGCGTCTACACTTAATGTAGGCAGTAATACTTCCCTGGCGGGTACACTTATAACGACAGGCAAAGCAGAGTTTGAGGATGATGTATCTGTTTCTGGTAACACAAATCTTGGTGGTACTGTAACAGTAGGTGGAGCGGTAAGCCTTGCTTCTTCCCTATCTGTAGGAGGAGCAGCAAACTTCTTATCTACAGTTACTATTACAGGGGCTGCACAACTTAATAATACAGTAACAATAGTAGGTGCTGCTACATTTAAAGATGATGTATCAGTAAGTGGTAATACTAATCTTCTTGGAACTGTAACAGTTGGTGGG